AAAGTAGAACCATCCCATGTGCTTATATCTCCATCAGTATTATCTCGATAAGAATAGAATACTTTTCTTGTGCCGTTGAGTTGGTACTCAACAATATCATCTCCAATAAATGTTGTATGTGCATCATGTGTCCCACCAGTAGCATCTAATGTTCTTGGCCACTCACCAGTTATAATAAGTGTCTTAGTTGATGGATTAATGGCGTGAATAATACCACCAGCCTGTATTCCATATATTGATGTACCAGAAGTTGTGTCAATAATATTATCATCTACTGTGATAAACTTCTCTATTTTTCCCGCAGAAAAAGATGCTTGATTGGTTATTGCAGTAAATGTGGTAACTCCAGGAATGAGGTAGCCTGGTTGATAAAATGGGTTAACAAGACAAGGTGCGCCATTTTCCGATAGAAGTTGCCCAGGCTTATTGAAACGATTACCAAAAGTAGTTCCGTTATTCCAATGTTTAGGAGCTAAGCCAAGTGTGAAGTCTGAAATTATTAGTTTGGCCATAGGTTATTTATACTTAACCGTTATTACTACACAAAGTCCAACAAGGTTCGTAAGTGTTCCAGCATCTACGAGAGCTAGTGCATCTCCAGAAGATAGTGTCTTCGCTACAGTAGAAACAAGAGCACCCACATATGTAGTATTTGCTGTAGCAGAAAGCGATATCGCTCCAGTTAAAATATTTTCACCACCGTCTAGGGCATCGGTTCCATTCAATTTTTCAATTTGAAGTGTTCCAGATGTGGAGGCTGTCGTATATCTCAATCTTACTGAAGTAACTTCGCATGGTCTGTCTGCAATAAAGAAGATTCCATAGTTTGTTGCTGTTGCTCCACTGGCACCAAATAGATTCACGGTAACAGGAAAATTAAGAACCGACTTTATTGCTGAGTTGTTAGATTCAGTAACTGGACGATAAAGCTCAAAAGATTTTTCGGGTTTAGAAAAAAGAACCTCAATTTCAGACTTAAGTTTATGAATATCCTCCTGAATTATTTCCATCTCTTGTTTGAGAGAATCTAGTTCTTGTGGATTCATACTCGCTTGTCTATTGAATCAATTTTTTCTATAAGAGTTGCTTGTCCTTGTGCAAATTCTTTAACAGTCTGATTGAAATCCTTGGCTATTCTCTCAAGGTGTCCGTTCTTCGTTGTAATAAGTTCTACCATCCTTTCTTCATTCTTATTTAAGTGAGCAAGGAAACTACTCTGCAGAGACTTAAACATTGCCCACATAGCAGCAAGCATTGTTCCTATCACTCCGATTATTTCTACAAGATTGGGTATTGTATCCATATTACATGAACATTAGAAAGTTTTTTCCACTTGTAGCAACGGCTGTAAGTGTCAGTGTTCCACTGGCAGTAAACTTGACCCAAGTCTCTGAGCCACTTGTGCCAGTAGCATTGCCGCCTGTGTGTGTAAATTCAGAGGTTGTGTACATGACAATTACCAAACCTGAACCACCAGCTCCACTCGTTCCAGCAGTTTGATACCGACCACCACCACCAGAACCCGTATTGGCAGTTCCATTTGTGCCATTGCCGGGATTGCCACCTCCTGCTCCCCCACCACCATTTCCTCCAGCAGAAGGTGTATCTCCACCTCCACCACCACCGCCTGCGATATGGTCAGTATCTGGTGCACTTGCAATGGAAAGCAAACTACCAACACTTGCATCTGCTATACCAATTCCCCCTACACCAGCAACCCCCTCGGGGTCACCATTAGCACCCGCAGCACCAGAACCTGCACCCCCACCCGCTGAAATCTGTGAACCCTGAGCCCCATTTCCACCAGCAAATACATTACTGCCACTACCAGCGGCAGCTCCAGCCGTAACAACAGAAATTCCACCCCCACCTCCACCACCGCCTGATGAAGCATTCTCTGTGGCATAGGCCGAACCAGCACCACCCCCATATGCTGTTACGGAACCAAAAACAGAATTATCTCCGTTATTTCCACGAATCGTATTACTTCCACTAACAGCGGCACCTCCTTCTCCGATAGTTACGGTATATGCTTGGCCAGTTACGGTAAATGCAGCATCATATTCGACACTTCCTGCGCCACCTCCGCCCATTGCACCACTAGCTCCAGCCCCCACGACTAATACTTTTGCTGTGGCCATATTATGCTTCTTGTGCACTAGCGACTAAATCCCATTTCGTATCTGTGATGTTGTAGAAGAATCCGAGATATAAAGTTTTTGATACTACTGTTGTTGAAGGAAGTGCAGTTCCCACTGCACGAAACTCGGTATCCCATGTCAAAGCTCTTGCAGTAGCATTGTCTTTTATTCTTATGACTAATTTCTGTCCTTGTACTGGAGTTCCTCCGGGATTGTTGAACAGTAATGCTCCAGCTTGTGCTGTTATGACAAATATGTCTGTCGTGGCGACACTTAAAGATGTTCCTGTGTCCGTAGTATAGCTTGCGGCGGAGACAATGCGTGGCTCAATTCGTTTATTGGTAACTGTCTGTGCTGTACTTACGTCTTGGACTGTTACGCCTTCTACAGAAATTAGGCCAGCAGATACTCTTGCCAAAGTTGTGTCTGTTGCATGACCAAGTTCTATTGTTGCCGCCTGGAGTGATGTACTTATAACATAGGCACCAGCACCAAAACTGCCTGCCAAGATAGAGGCAGCTGGCAACCCAGTGCAGTTCGTAAGCACACCTGCACTAGGAGTTCCAATGTCGGGTGTTGTCAGTGTAAGACCAGCAAGAGTAAGAGCAGCACTGGCCCTATTAATGGCCACCTGCGTTGTTCCGATATAGAAGGTTTGGTCAACTGCCGCTTTGCCCGTGAACTGTGTTTGAATGGCACTTGTTACTCCTTTAATATAAGTAAGTTCAGTAAGCGAAGGATATGTTGCCACAGCAGCAGATACAATGTTCTTTGACCCGTCGGTGATAAGGATTTCTGAGGCAGTAAGATATGAACCCGTGATTGAGGTGGCAAAAGTGGGGGAAGTAGAAGGTGCCTTAGCCGTAATCTGCGTCTGTAACGCGCTAGAAGCCCCCTTAACGTATGAAAGCTCAGTGAGTGAGGGGTAAGTAGCCACCGCAAGGGTACCAAGCGTATTCGCGTCTACCCAGTAAGCTATCTCGTCCAATGTTCCAGTACCGAGGGCCACTGTTCCAGTGACCGCAGCCAGTGTCACTGTGTAACTAGAAGCACCAGCATTTGCAGAGGCAATTGCTGTAGTACCAGTTGAAGAACCTTTTACCGCTAATTTTGTAGTATCAAATGTTTTAAGACCAGTTACAGATTGAATAGAAGCAAGAACCATATCTCCTGCTCCAGCAGTTGCCCACTCTATATCAGTCGCTCCAGCATTAGTTCTGAGCACTTGAAGACCAGAACCTAAACCAGCAATAGTTTGGATTACTGTTTCTTCCGCTGCTGTTAATTCATCAAGACCACCAATTCCAGGATTTTGGACATCTCTAAAGCTCATCGTATTATTTAATTACATTATCAAGTTCCTGCCCAGGATACATCTTTTTCCAGGCGTTCTTGGTTCTCTGATAAATTATCTCTAAGTTCTTTTTCTTCTTTTCAAATTCGATACGTTCTTCTTCCAAGTTCTTTCTTGGCAGAATTATCTTTTCCTTTTCTTCCATAAGCAAAGAATTCACTTTCTCCAACTCTTTTTGCACACGAAGAATTTCAGTTGAAGCCAGTATAAGCGCAATCTCCCTCTCTTTATTTATTCTTAAAAGGTCCTTACTAAGTAACCCAAGAGTTCTATTATTCCCAGCAATTTTTTTATCTGTGCCAGCAAGAATCTCCACATTGACACTTAATAATGCTGCTGTCTTTTTAATTTCTTCAGTTGCTTCTTTGTTTCGTTCCGTAAGGAGAACTAATTCTTCTTGAGCATCTTCCAATATTTCATCTGCCTCTTCGCTCCTCGCAAAAATATCCATTTCTTTTTGAAGAAAATTCTTTTCGCATTCAATTACATAAGCATTATGTTCTGCACGTGCCTTCTCAATTCGTTCTGTTTCAATGGAAATAAAATTAAGAAGAACTTCCTTCTTTTCAGCAAGTTTTTCTAATTCAATGATTCTTTGCTTTTGTTCTATTATAAATCCTGATTCAACAAGACTCTTTTGAACATAAAGACGTTCTAATTCATCATTTGCATCATCAATATTTGCCTTAATTGAAGCATACAATGCTTTAAAATCATCTATTCTTATCTCTTGCGCTTTTGTCATGTTATTTACCACTTAAAGTTGCTTCACAATAAATAGTTCCAACAGTTGCACTTACACCAGTTTCTTTTAAAGAAACCGTAATATCTTTATAAAAGATATCTAGGCCAATTGAAATTGTTGCAGAACCATCATTTCCAGTAGAAAGTGTCGCTGCACCCCAAGACAAATGAGTTGCCGTTGTGGTTGTTGCAATATCTGCAGAAGCAGAAGATTCAGTATTATAACTCACAACCTGCGATGTGTCAGCATTCGTTGTGGCATTTACACTTGGATGAACCAATGTTCCAGTATAATATTCAACTCCTGGAGTTCCTGAAGCATTAATTGCCGCCTTCAAATTATCAAGCGTAATTGCTGCTGTTCCATTTCTTTTAACATCATAGGCCTGTGCCATTGTGTCTTTGAAGCGATATACAGTAGACCCTATAGTAACGGTCTCTCCGTCGGCAACTTCTGTCGCGTCAGATGTAAGTGTGCCAGTTCCAAATGCAGGGTCAGTTCCAACAAAGGTAAATTCTCTTGCGGTAAGAGTAGATGTATCAGTGGTTGTAGAATCGTTAGAGATTCTGTAGACATTTGTTAATTCGGTAGAATCTTCTATCTTTATTTGGATAGAATTAGAATCTTCTTCAGAACCCATCTTGTAAGAAAGGTCTAAATTCAATTTAGAAAAACCACCACAAGCAAATTGCTTTGTGTTATCCGCATAGGAACTCGTCAAAGCAGCTCTCGTGATGGTTATGCCTGATTTCGTCCCCACAACAGAAAATGTTTGTTGTGAAGGATAGTTTAGCATTTTATTTTCCGCTTAATGTGGCCTCTACATAAACAGTTCCGAAGTTTGTGGCCTTTCCTGTTTCTTTAACAGAGACCTCTACAAACTTATAGAAAACATCTAACCCAATTGAAATAGTAGCTGCAGCAGCATCTGTTCCAACAAAGGTAAACTCACGAGCAGTAAGAGTAGATGTACCTGCAGAAACAACTTCATTGGGAATCCGATACATATTTGTACCATCAGGGCTTCCCTGTACACGAATTTCAATCGAGTTAGAAGTTTCAGTGGCACCCATCGTGTAAAGAATATCTAGATTCAGCTTAGAATATCCTCCTGTCTCAAATATATTAGTTTTATTTGCAACATCATAACTTGCCGTAAGTGCCACAGACGTTAATGTCGTTCCACTCTTAGAACCAATTATTGCAAATGTATCTTGCGATTGATAGTACAAACCCATAGGATTATTTCTTTAAACCCTTAATAAAACCAACTTTCTTTACAGGAACTTTTGCTTCCTCCTTTTTTTCTTTAATGATATGTTCAGGAGGAGTAACTACTACCTTTACTTCAGCAACTTCCTCTTTTTTAATCTGCAGAAATCCATGAACCTTTTTCCAAATAAAAGCATGTTCCTCCCTAAGCCCTGCCAATTCTCCATTTGCAGAAACCACATAATCATGACCCTCAATAACAATAGCAACATCTTTATCTGTGGGATTTTTGATTATCATAAAATTATTTCTCTTCAACCTTTATAATCCAATCATTCGTTGCGCTGATATACAAAGTATATGAACCTTCAGCAAGATATCTTACAAATTCAGTATTAAGTTGTCCAGAATTAGAAACGAGATTAATCAAGTTTCCATCTGATTTCTTGATACCAACCGCGAAGACACCAGAACCAAAGTGTGTAACATTGAAATCATAGTTTGCCCCTTGTGTAATCACAAGATTCCGAGAAGAATCTCCTACTCCACCATTCAGAGTAACCTTAAGAACAACTCTATCCAATTCTTCTTTAACTGCGACAGCAAGTTTCTTGACATCCGTAACAGCATCTTTACCCGCTACTCCATTAAGACCATCCTTACCATCTTTGCCATCTTTTCCTGCCATACCAGCAACACCTTGAATTCCCATTTCTCCAGTAAGGCCACGAGAACCTCGTTCACCTGCGATACCTTGTTCTCCCTTAATTGCAGTAGGAATATCAAGAGGTTTACGCGCTAATTCAACTCCACCAACAATGAGGGCTGCGCCAACGAGACCAGCCACCAATCCACCCAAAATATTTTTAATCATTTTTATTAACTAATTTTTATAAATCTCCTGACTACGCCCCTCCTCACAAATATGAGGAGAGTGTCGTTAGGAAGACAATTACTATTAAAGAATCGTCATCTCTCCACCAGCAGCAGACGCGGCAGATGCAACAGCATTGTTGCGAATCAGTCCTACGCCAGTTGTAGCCCAAACACATGAAGCATCATCTGTTGAGTAGTATGAGTCCATAAGAGCGAACTGAGCACTATTCAAACCAGCCCCAGGAGAAGGGATTGAGAAGATTTGGTCTTGTGGAGTGGCTGCATTTGCTGACCAAGAATGGAAAAGACAATTCTTAAAGAGTGTCAATCCACCAGCTCCAGTTGAATCTTCAACAAGAACATGTTCATATCCAACATTGTCAATAAATCCTTGAATAAGACAGTCTTCGAACTGAGTCTTACTTGCGCCACCATCAAAAATAATTTCTGCAGTACCAGCTGTTCCATCACGAGCAATCGTATCAAGACCAATTGTGCAATGACTAATTCTAGTTTCTGAACATCCATTCAAGAATAACGAACATGCTCCATCAGCAAGCATGGTTGCATCACCAATACCCGCAATATGCATATTTGTAAATACATTTCGTGTTCCAGTAACTTGAAGAGCTTGAAGTGACGTGGCGTCAGCTACTCCATGGAATATCGAGATATTCGAAATCAAACAACCATCAGCACTCACTTTCAAGAGAGAAGTAAGGCCTGTTGCAGTAGAGAGTTGTGCAATACGGGCGCGATTGCTATATGCAGAGGGAGCTCCAACACCAATAAGGTGAACGAGGTCCTTACTCCAATCAAGAGTAGAAGATTGATAATCAGTTGTAGCAGAAGCAGTATTGCTTTCTCCCATCAAATAAACAACATCATTCTGATTCGCAGTTGCCGCTGCTAATGCCTGAGCAAGAGTTTTAAAGGCTTGAGCGGGAGTTTTACCAGAGTTGCCATTAGCACCAGTATTGGGTTTTACGAACCATGTATTGCCTTGAGTTGGACCAACTGTACTAATAGGAAGTGTGGCCCCAAAACTTGCAATACCATTTGGAAAATTTGTAACACTCATAAATTCTTTATAATATTTTTAACTAATTCCCTATTTAATAATATTTCTTGATTGTGGAAATGTATAGGGATATATCCAGAAGCAACAAGCATTTCATTCTTTATACCATCTTGTTCGTGTCCATTTATTTCTATTGCATGCTTGTCAACAATAAAATCAACTTCACGACCATTAACCAGCCATCTATGACGGAAAGGAAGTTTGAGTTCTTTTAAAATCTCGTGGACAATCCTCTCCGCCCTAGTGCTGTTTTTCAAATTATATCGCATTACGCTTTTGGAGTTAGTCTTGGCGATTAAAGACTATCATGTTCGCGCCTGGTTTTAAAGACCAGGAACTTTCAGATTAGGACGAGTATGAAGCAAGGTCTCCTTTTGAACCCCATTTCATTCTCCAGTCACCAACCCAGTTGGCCCAACGAGCATTCGTAACGAATACCTGTGTACCAGTTCGAACTGCTGTATCCATCGCAAGCGACGGAGCCTTACGAACTTCGTGATACTGCTTATCCTGTCCAGGAAGGACCAAGAACCATGCTGTATCAGAACCACCATTAACCGCATCAAGGAAAAGAGATGACGCAATATCCATCACTCCACGAAATACGTTAATCGCATTCGCAGCAGATTCAGGAGTAAGCGACGATTCCATTTCCTCTTTAGCCTCACGAGCAAGCGCAGGCGGAATAACAATCATCAATTTCCCAGCAAGGGTAATCGGAAGAGCGTTATCAGTCTGTTGTCTCTGAACTGCAAGGGTTGCGACCTCAAGATTATCGTGTCCAAACTTGATTCCAGTAGCAGACGCATTTGACTGCGTAGAACCACCAGGAACCTTTGTCGGATGAACAGTCGAGAAAGTCGGTTTAGCGTCACCGTACCAAGTCATGTCGTAACCATTGACAGCGACCGTAGTGGCAAAACCACCATTGAAAAGCTGCATACCTGCTTTGTCCATTGAGAAATTCGCTGAACGTCCAAGTTGCTTAGCTTCATCAAACACATTATCGAAATCACGGTCCTCCAACATTTCTTGAGTTACCTCAATAGAACCAGTATACTTCGAGTAAGTGACTGAAGTCAAGTATGTAAGAGAACGAGAAAGAGTCTTTGCAGCATCTCCTTCCGACGTTTTCTTCAACTCACCGAAGGTCGTCATTCCTTCGTAATTCTTCTGTGCTCCAGCACCAGTGCGGAGCGTTAAGACCTTATCAATACCAGGTTGATAGAGCATCTGACCTTGGTCAAAAAACTCAGTCAACTTAAGTCCCACATCTGGTATCTCATTGGTCCAATTTCCTCTTGTTTCCATAGTATTATTAGATTATCAATTAGAGACCAAATACTGAACTCTCGTAAATCGAATAAAGACCTCGTGAAGATGTATTCGGGTCAAGACCCCAAATGAAATATTGAGCAGTTGCCTCTGCATTCACAGTGCCACCATTATTCTCATCAATTTCATCTTCATCCGCTAAATCAGTGTGGTAACCCATCAGGTCAGAACCAGTCGTTGTGCCAATCGTTGCATCAGGAGTACCAGAGTAAACTGTATACTTAGAAGCGTCAACAATAGCAGCAACCATCTCAACAGTAGTGTTAGTAGATGCAACAGTATAAGCTCCTGCATAGGAACCAACTGCCGAACCAGCAACACCAGTTGTCAGAAGGCCAACGCCATTCTTGTCAACATGTGCCATCACATGTCCAAAGACAAACGCACCTGCGGTTCCGAGCGAATTAAAGCCAGAAACAAGCTTAACTGAATCCATAAGAACGGACGCAACTGAACCTGTGATTATTGACTTAATCTGCACGGGACCTACGTTGTCCACAGTCGAACCGTGTAATTTAAATGCCATTTCTTTTAATTATTTAAAAACTGAATTAAACATCTCTGGGTGTTTGAGCTTCATGTCATTGAATTTCTCCAAAGACCATCCAAGTCTTTTCATTGAGGCTCGCTCTGCCGAAGACAGAGAGGCTTCATCTAAAACTATTGGGGCTCCTCCAGAACGCGGTATTGAGGCATATGGACTTTCATTGTCCCGCTTCTCTTTGCGATTTAAGAGCATTTCTGCGTCTTTCAAGGCTCCGAGAAAATCCTCTTTCTTCTTTGTGCCAGACAAATTAAACCGATTAAATTCACGCTTGAGTGCTTCTACACGAAGTCCAGTTTTATCAGCATCTGGAGAAAATTCTTTGTTTTCAACAATGAATTCATTCCACGCTTGGTCTGCAGCAGATTTGGATTCCTCCTCTTCTCGCAGTCTAAACTTTTCTTCCATTAGCTTCTCTATATCAGTCAGGGGTTCGACAGGTTTCTTGAGAGATTCCGCAAGGGCAATTGCTTCTTGCTTCTTCTTTCGTTCAATGACTAATTCTTCTGTCATTCCCTTCTTGGCTTCGAGAGCCTCATCACGCTCCTTGATAATCAATTCAATTTGCTCAGGCGTAAGTGATTCACCGCCATTGTTTCCATCATTCATATCCCTTTTTAAAATTACACTTTTGTTGACGGAGGTCGTGCCCTTCGAAGAGTTGAGACTCTTATATGGTAACTAGATACAGTATACCATACTTTTTAAATAATGTCAATACCCTCTATTGATACCTCTGAATTGGCAACTTCCTTTCTGCCACTTCAAGGCAGAGGCTACGGAAATGGCGGGTTCTACTAACTGCGCCTCTTATCATGCCGTGCTCCTCGGGAGTGGCATTATAATATCGCTTGGTGTCTTGTATGGCAGTCCAATCACAATATTCCTTAAATTCATGAATACCATGCATCTTGCGAAGCATCTCATCATACATTACTGAATCAAATTTCTCTTTCCAAGCAACACCTGGATATAAATCTAAATAGTATTTATCTATATCAGAAATACGAATCAGTCCAAAAGACCTGAGTATTTTATTTATCATAAATTATCTAGCTATTTGTTCTTGTCCACCCATCATCTGTTGAATCATATTTGCACCCACACCACCACGAGATTGCTCCTGATATTGAGGAGGCATCTGTGGCTCTGCAGTAGGAGCGGCTTCTTGGAAAATCTTTTCTGGGTCATCTCCAAATGCCTCTGCGATACCAGAAATAAGTTCCTTTTTATTTATCATCTCGGGTGCAATTTCAAGATAGACCTTTGCCTTCTCCAGTGCAAGAGCTTGTCGAATTTCTTTTGTATCAGCACTCTTGATATTAGGAACTAATTTAATGTCGTGCATAAGACCACGAAGATAATCTCCAGTGATTGCAAGAATCTCAACTGGAGTTCCTGTCTGATGTTCATATAATGCAGCCCGAGTTTTCAAGGCAGACTGTTCTGGAAACTCCTTTGTAGAAGGATACATTGCAATAATTTTCTTTCCCCTTTTGCCTCCACCGAGCCTTGCATTATCAACTGATACAACATTAAATGCGTCTGCAAATATCCCAGCCTTGTCTCCAAGAATATTAGACGCAATCGGAGTTTTTGGGTCTGTCCAGAATTGCAGAATATTAGAACATTTTAAGAATGCCTTATTCTTCACCCCGTAGTTAAGTAACTTACCAAAAACACCAAGAACTGCTGCCACGCCAGCAGACGCAGCTTGAATCTCTTTTGCTGTAGTTCTCCCGCCAACCCCTGCAGTACCTGAAGATACCTGGTCAACAGAAGACTCTTCCATGATTCTTTTTGTATAGTCAAGAATAAATTGATGCCATCCTCCAGGAGTTCCAAGGTCCAACTTCATAAACGATTGATTCAATGGAAGTCCTTGTGTGTCTACGGGTACACGACGACCAGGACGAAGATAATCCTCCTCTATTGGGTCTATTCCCGCAGTAAGAATTGGCGGGAAGATTGTCAAGAAAGATTGGTCGAGCAACATATTTGTCAAGACATTAAGAACATCTTGCATAGCTGCCATGCGGTCTACGAGCGACTTTCCATAGAAAAAGTCTGAACCCAGTGTATCAAAACGAGCAGACCAAAATGGAAGTCTTTTATGATTAAAAGGATTTGGAGCAATAGAAAAATCTTTTAACGGATTTAACCAGACTCCATTTGCCAGCATAACATACTCATCAGTATCTTTATTATAATAGCAAATAATTTCTACATTACCATCTTGAACATCAATCGAAATTAAATCATTTGTATAGAATGTCTGTGTTGGCACACCAGCCTCAGTAACTGCTGACGCTTTTGCTTGAACTAATTCCCATCGTGGATAATAACAAGAATAATCTTGCACAAAGGTAGAATACGGAATCACATATCTACGAAACGCATAAGGCATTTCTTCAATCCTTCTTACTGAAACAGAACTCGGATAAAATTCTTCAAGTGGAACGATACTGCCATACAGACAACTTTCTGTATTAATGGTTTCTGTGAATTGCGGATTATTCTCTTTGTCATAACCCGTTATATTACGAATCTTTTTTGTTTTATATTCGTAACCCTCATAACCGATAACAGTTCCTTTTACTATCGCCTCTAGGGCCGCACATATCATTAACTCTTCATAATTGTCTATATCTTCAGAGTACTCATAGAGTTCAGAAAGAATCTGCGCCTTCTTTGTATCATCATCAAAACGAGGATTTACTTCTGCCATAGGAAGCATCGCAACTATTTTTCCAAGAACTGCGATAACTTTATTGTGTGTCATCGGAACATTAACACGAGCTTGCCAATCTTCTATTCCATCTCTATTGTCAAAGTTAGTAACAAAACGACCAACACAATCACTAATGTATTGTGTTAAACTTCTACCATCTAAATACTGAAAAGTTCTATCCCTATTAATTTGTGCAGATGTGAACTTTTGAAAAACGTCACTTATAATTTTCTTTTCTTTCTCTCCAACAACATGTTTCTGGGCTTTTTTGTCCAATTCTTCTACTGCTTCTCCAGCAAGTACAAAAGGATGGTCAGCCAGTTCTAGTGGTGTGTGCATAATTGAGTTAATTATACCATAGATTTATTAATAAGTCAATGCACGACGAAGTGTTTATAAGCTTGTTCTGCTTCTTCGTTAAATTCCTTACTATGACGATGCATCCACATTCTAGTTTTGACCCTATCCATAGCCTGGACATAGCCATCTTTAAAGTTCTTTACATTCTTAATAACATCAATGTTGTCTTCATATTCTTCATAAAAAGACTTATTTTCCAGTCTAGGATTATACATTACAAAATCATAACCCATATAAGGCATATTTGTATCTACCTCCGATAAATAAGAACTTTTATAATAAAGACGTACAAAGCCAAGGCGTATATGTTTAAATCT